ATTAACTTTACGATGGGCTTTCTTTGATAAATCATTTAAAATACCAGAAATTAAAAAACATATAAAGGATGAAAAAAAATTAGAATGGGTATTAAAGTTTGATAAACAAAATCATCAAAAACAAGTGAAAGAAAATATGAAACCATTTGAAGAATTGTTCTTTGGAGTTGGTGCGGAAATATTAAAAAATGTAAAAGGATTTATGGCTGCTAATCCAAAGAAATCAGTTCAAAGTATTAGAAAGAAATTAAATACATCAATAGAGAATGTAAAAGCTAGTGGTGATAAGAAAAAATTAAATACATTAAAATTACAATTAGATAAATTAAACAAGATTGGTGGTGTTGATGCTATAGTTCCAAGTGAAGGAATAGTGTTCAAGTATAAAGGAAAGACTTATAAATTTACAGGTGCATTTGCTCCAATAAATCAAATCACAGGTTTAATTTATTTTTAGATATTTATATATACAAGAATAAGAGGTATTATGGCAAAAGAAAGTAAAAATCTACAAAAAGTCCAAGATATGTTGGATGGAAATTATGGTGGAAAGATACAATCTGGATATTCACATACTGAAGAAGTAAGAAAAGTTGGTGATAAATGGACAGATAGTGAAGGATACGAGTGGGAACAGAAAGAAGGATATAAATATAAAATACCTTCAATGCCAGCTGTTGGTATGTTTTCTCACCAATGTAAAGATTGTCAAAAAAATTGTAGTCCAAAGACAGCAAAGCCGTGGGATAGAGATTGTTTTAAAGCGGATGGTAGATGTTATTATTGTCAGATGGATTATGAAGTGGATTTAAAAGTTAAACCAATAAGATGGTTTGCTTATAGAAGATTAAAAGATTTGAGAAATATGGATTCTCTTGAAAAAGATATGATTCAATGGGTTGATGAAATGGAAAAAAATAGAGAAAGAAATCCATTTGATGAAAAAGTAGCCAATGCTTTAGCAAATGGTGAGGTTGAAATGTCAATAAATAAAGTAACTAATAAACTCGTATAGGAGAAAAACTATGGAATGGGTAATGGCAAATTGGGAATGGATAATGTTAGGATTTTACACATTAGAAAAAATCGTAAAATTATCACCAAGTAAAAAAGACGACATCATATTCGATGCAGTAATTAAACCTGTGTGGGATAAACTACCTTTCGGTAAGTAAGATGTTTAGCAAAATCAAAAAATATGTAATTGGATTTTTTGTTTTGGCTGGAGGTATTCTTTTTGCTTTCTTGAGTGGTAAAAGTGCTGGACGAAAGAAAGAACGATTAGGTGGATTGAAAGATAAAATCAAAGAAACCGATAAATCAATCAAGAAAACAGAAAAGAAAAAAAGAGGAATTAAAAAGTCTCTTGAAAGCAAAAAGAAATCGTTAGAAGAAATTAAAAAACAAAGAGAATCATTTGGTGCATATAATAGTCCAAGTTCAAATGCTAAAGATGCAGCTGATTATCTTAAAAAATTTAGCAAGGAGAAAAAATAATGGCACAGACTGATGGTGGAAACCAAAGACAAAATAATAATCCTTTGCCAGGAGATGGTGCTAACAATCAAACAAGACCTGGTAAAACAAGAAATGCAGGAATGAGTGGATTAAGTGGAACTGCGGGGCAAAGTGCTCTGTATAAGATATATGGTACAAATGAACCTTATAATGGATTAACTGTTGAAGTAGGTGGATTTTTGTATTCAACTATGGGTGGAGCTTTAGAGGGTGACTCTTATCAACTTATGGCAAATTCACCACAAGCAGACCCAAATAAAAAACTAATCACTCCTACTAACCCACAATCATCTCAAATTCCTCCAATTTCATCAACAAGACCTGGTGGTGGAAATCAAAATACAACACCAGGTGGTCCAAGAAATGATAAAATAAATCAAGGTGGGAGTTCATATTAATGTATAAATTATTATTTATATTATTAATTACTTTTTCATTCACACAAGAGGTTTGTGATGGAACTTGTTTTTCGGAAGAGGAAATTCTGAATATAACAGGCAATATAAAAGAGCTTGAATTTAAACTTAAAAAGGGTTTGGAGATTGAAACTAATTTAAATTCACAAATTCAATCTTATATTGAACAAGAGAAGTTAAATGAATCTTTAATCAATGATTATAAAAATCAATTACAATGGAAAGAAGAAATGATTGATTTGGTGAAACCAAAATGGTATGATAATAAATATCTTTGGTTCTTTGGTGGAATGATAATAACAAGTGGTTCTGTATATTTAGCAGGACAGATAAAATGAGTGATTTAAAACAAGCTATACAAAGGGAATACTTGAAATGTGCATCCGACCCTGTATATTTTATGAGAAAGTATTGTACTATTCAACACCCTACAAGAGGTAAGGTGAAGTTTGATTTATATCCATTTCAAGAAAAATGTTTAACAGAATTTAAAGACAATCGTTACAATATAATTTTAAAAGCTAGACAATTAGGTATTTCAACTTTATCAGCTGGATATTCATTATGGTTAATGTTATTTCATAATGATAAAAATGTTTTGGTAATTGCTACAGGTAAAGAAACTGCTAAAAACCTTGTTACAAAGGTTAGAGTGATGTATGAAGGATTACCTCAATGGTTAAAAACAGGAACAGAAGAGATAAACAAATTATCATTAAGATTTAAAAATGGTTCACAAATTAAAGCGATTGCATCTAATGAATCTGCTGGTCGTTCTGAAGCATTATCACTACTGATAATTGATGAGGCTGCGTTTATTGACAAGATAGATACAATATGGACAGCTGCACAACAAACACTAGCAACTGGTGGTGGATGTATTGCTCTTTCTACACCAAATGGTGTTGGTAATTGGTTTCATAAACAATGGTTAGGTGCTGAAGAGGGTTCAAATCAATTTAACACAATTAGATTACATTGGACAGACCATCCTGATAGAACGGAAGAATGGAGAAAAGAACAAGATAAGATTTTAGGACCATCACAAGCAGCTCAAGAATGTGATACGGACTTCTTATCTTCTGGACAATCAGTAGTCGACCCTGCAATTCTACAATGGTATAAAGAAGAATTAACTGAAGCTCCTATTGAAGAATTAGGAATAGATAGAGGTATGTGGGTATTTAGACAACCTGATTATACAAAAGAATATATAGTAGTTGCTGATGTGGCTCGTGGTGATGGAACGGATTTCTCAGCTTGTCAAGTGTTTGAAGTTGATGATATGGAACAAGTTGCAGAATATAAAGGACAATTATCTACTACAGATTATGGAAACTTCTTAATTGAAGTTGCAACAAAATACAATGATGCTTTACTTATAGTTGAGAACAACAATATCGGTTGGGCTACAATACAAACTATTATTGATAGAGGATATAAGAATCTATTCTATCAATCAAAAGATTTACAAGTTGTTGATACAGAACATAACATTACAAACAAATACAGAGCACAAGATAGAAATATGGTGCCTGGTTTTTCAACAACTACAAAAACTCGTCCATTAGTGATAGCTAAAATGGAAGAGTATACAAGAGAAAAATTAGTGAAAATTCACTCAAATCGATTAATTGATGAATTATTTGTATTTATATACAAGAGTGGAGTTTCACATTCAAAAGCAGAAGCAATGCAAGGTTACAATGACGACTTAGTTATGTCTTATTCAATAGCACTTTGGGTTAGAGATACAGCTCTAAGACTACAGAAAGACAAAAATGACCAACAATGGGCAACAATGAACTCAATGTTGAAGTCAAATGGAAACAAATCGGAACACGCAGCAGGTTTTGGAGTAGGTTCTACTGGACAACCACAAAAGAATCCATATGAAATGGATAATGGTGTGGGTGAAAAAGAAGATTTAACTTGGTTAATTAAATAAGAGGTAAAAAATGGCAGACAATGAAAATATATTAACGAGATTAGGAAAATTATTCCAAAATCAAATCGTAGTTAGAAAAACAGATTCAGGACAAGTTAAGGTAAAAGATGTTGAGTTTTCTCAAACAGCTTTAACTTCAAACTTTATTGATAGGTATAATAAGATACATTCGGGTGGAAATAATATGTCATCATATCAAGCTAAACAAAATGCTAGTGCATATGATATAGCTCGTAAAGAATTGTTTAGAGACTATGAATTAATGGATGCTGACCCAATTATATCATCAGCGTTAGATATTTATTGTGATGAATCTACGGTTGATAATATTGAAAACAGAATAATGAAAATTAAAACTGATAATCCAAAAGTCCATAAAATTTTACATAACTTATTTTATGACATAATGAACATTGAATTTAACCTATGGAGTTATATTCGTAATATGACTAAATATGGTGATTTCTACTTACATTTAGATATATTGGATAAACACGGAGTTGTTAATGTAAAACCTCTTTCAGTATATGAAGTGAATAGATTAGAAGGGTATGACCCAAGTAATCCAAAATTGGTTCAATTTGAAGTTCAACAATATTCAGAAACAAGAAGAGCAAAGGCGGGTGATTTTTATGAAAACTATGAAATTGCTCACTTTAGAAATATGGCTGATACAAACTACTTACCTTATGGTAAATCAATGTTGGAGGGTGCAAGAAGAGTATTTAAACAATTAACTCTTATGGAAGACGCTATGTTAATTCATAGAATGATGAGAGCACCAGAGAAAAGAGTATTTAAAGTAGACATTGGAAACATTCCACCAAATGAAGTTGATAACTTTATGCAACAAATCATTGGTAAGATGAAAAAAACACCTGTGATGAATAGTAATGGTGAATATAATTTAAAATACAATATGGAATCAGTAACAGAAGATTATTACTTACCTGTTCGTGGTGGTGATAGTGGAACATCTATTGATACTTTACCAGCATTAAGTAATGAGGGTGCTATCGATGATGTTGAGTATTTAAGAAACAAAATGATGGCAGCATTGAAAATACCAAAAGCATTTCTTGGATATGATGAGAATGTAGGTTCAAAAGCTACATTGGCTGCTGAAGATGTAAGATTTGCAAGAACAATTGAAAGATTACAGAAGATTGTAGTTGCTGAATTAGAAAAGATTGCTATTGTTCACTTATACACACAAGGGTTTGATGATGCGGAATTGATTAATTTTGAATTGGAATTAACAAATCCATCAATGATACATCAACAAGAAAAATTAGAATTGTTAACAATGCAGAAAGACATAGCTAATGACTTGATTGAAAATAAATTATTTTCAAGACAATGGATATATGATAATATCTTTGACTTAAACGACCAAGAAAAAGTTGATGTTTTTGATGGTGTTATTGAAGATAGAAAACAAGCATTTAGAATGGAACAAATTGAAACAGAAGGAACTGACCCAGCCGAAGGTGGTGGTGAAGAAGTTGACAATGACGAAGACTTTGAAATGGCTAGACGAGGTGAACACGGTGGTGACAGAAGAAGTGGGACTGGTAAGAAAGAATTTGGTAATGAATACAGTGCCAAAGACATAAAAGATGCAACAAAGTATGAAAGAGAACGATATGGTAAACGAGAGTTTAAAGGTGGTTCTCCACTAGCTACATCAAAAGGTGCTACAATAGTTGCAAGAGAAGGACTACTAAATCAGTTAAAAGATAACTTTGGTAAAGATTTAGATAAGTCTATGTTAAATGAAGAAATTATTTTAGATGAAGAAGAATAAAATTGGATTATTTACAAAAAACATTATATTTATATATGAATAATTACATAAATAGTGACCAATTAAAATGGGGACTTAGACATGCGTAAAGTTAAACACAATAAAATCCGCAATACTGGTCTATTGTTTGAATGTTTACTTAGACAGATTACATCTGATGTATTAAACAAAGATAATAATAGTAAAGCGGTATCTATCGTTAAAGATAAATTTAACGAAAATACGGAGTTAGGTAAAGAACTTGCTCTGTATAATATTTTAATTACAAAGAAATTTAAATCAGACTCAAAAGCTGATTATTTTATAAATGAGGTTATGAAAACAAGGGGTGATTTAAATAACTCTACACTTCGTAGAGAGAAATATAATTTGATTAAAGAGATTCAGTCAAATTATGATTTACAAAAATTTATGTCTTCCAAAGTTCCAAACTATAAGGTTTTTGCTTCTATTTATAAATTATTCGAATACAACACTTTATCACCTGATGAAAAAACTGAGTCGTTTTTCAATATCGTTGAACATGTTACAACTGAAGATAAAAGTATTAAATTATCAGAAACTGTTCATACTTTACCAGATGATGAAGATTTAAGAATCCTTACTTACAGAACTCTTTTAGAAAAATTCAATCAAAAATATACAAAATTAAGTGGAGCTCAAAAGAACTTACTTAGAGAGTATATCAATAATGTATCTAATACTAATTCATTAAAAGATACCTTAAAAGAGATTGTAAAGGGGCTAAAAAACGATTTAAAAACACACTCTAAAAATCTTAAAGATAAAGTTGTAAAAATCAAAATGAGTGAAGCTATAAAATCTATTGACAAATTCTGTGGTATAGAAGATAAATCAGATGTTGTTAAAGATGAATATGTTATTCAGACAATGAGATACTTAGAACTTGTAAAGGAAGTGAAAAAAAGTGGAAATAAAAAACAGAAAGTTATTTAAAGAGTTAATTAAAAAATTAACCCTTGAACTTTTAGACGAAGAAAGTTTAGAAGAAATATCCACAACTGCTGGTGTAGATGGATATTCCACACCAAACGCTTTTAGTTCAAAAAAGGACGAAAAGAAAAAGAAAAAAAGATTAAAAAAGAGCACTGGTTACTCATGGGTAAATGAAGCTCTTGATGATAAAGATTTAAAACAAATAACAAAATTAATAAGAAATGTCGTTGGTGATATATTGAGAGATATATGGCTTAAACGAACAGCTTGGAAATAGGAGATAATAAATGTCAAATTATGTAGCAGATGGAAATAAGCAAGTACCTAATAGTCCAACAATACAAGGTACTCAAGTTAGTCGTGCTGCTTGTCCCGTAGGAAATACTGTAGTAAAAAGACCATCATATGTTAACATTAATACTGTTGGCACATATGCTTTTTTATATGAAACAACAGCTTCTATTGGAGGAACGACTACTGCTG